ACTAGATCCGGTTTTGTAACATTACAAACCCGGGGGATTTGACTTAATGATTTAGTAAAATTGAGTATATATTTTTCGAGGAATCATTTAGACATGACCAAACCATTCTTGAAGTTCACTTGGCATAGCTGTTATCTTAGAGTTTGTTGACTCCCAAGACAAACTATTTTCGTCCATCTTCAAGACTTCACTCATCTCTTTCTCATGCTCATACTTTTCGTGCATACCAGGACCAGTATTGACTATATCAATTTCAATCTCCATGTCCATATTAATATTTTTTGCACAAGCAAACACTGCCCCAGCCAATGAGTCAGCTAAATCCTTAGTTCCTTTAGTCGGGTGATCGATTTTAGTATTATTTAATAGCTTTAATTTCAACAGTTCATCTTCAACCAGGAGTTCACTCCAGTATCCACGTAATCTGTTGTCATATATAGCGGTCATTAAAGTATCATAATCTGTTTTCTTAACACTATGCAAATCAGCGTTAACACCAAGACCTCTCAAAGTCTGGATCATATCTACAGATTGCCATTGGTCGAATGTAACAGAAACTATTTCGAACTTTCTATTGAGATCTAAAATCATTTGCCTTACTGATGAGAAATTGATTTCCTTTCCAGGAGCAGCTTCCCAATAGTGAACTAAGTCAACATTTATTATCGGAAGCAATTCTGTTCCCATAGAAGTTTTAATCTCAGTAAACCCAGCACCATGCACCATAGACAATGCTGCCCTATCTCGCTTAAGTGCTAAATCAACATGAATGTATCTTAGCTTGCTATCTTCTCCATTAAACCACTTCTTAAACACGCCATCTTCATCTATAGGATCTTCATGATACATGAATGCTTTTCTTACACGATCTGGGTCCCTAAAGTAAGCATCTTCCATTGTTGGTGGTTCACATTCAAACCGCGCTCTAGCCTCTACGGGGTTCCTAATATACTCCGACTCCAATTGATGTCTTTGAATTGTAGGATTAACGTCCCATGTTGATGCTTTAATACACCAAGTTTTGGGTTCATTTTTTGCAATTGCCCCATCATACCTTTGTTGAATGAAGTCGCCTTTATATCTAGGGAACGACAATAAAATGACTTTACCTACTTCGGGGAATCGAGACATGACAGATAACTTACTCATATTGTAGATTGCAGAAGCAGAGCCTTTAGACCTCACGTCTCCTTTTATTTCTGCATCTATTTTGAATGCAGAAATCTCATCTAACACAACTGTCATAACCTCATATCCCTCCCATCCCTCAGACTCAGAGTGACCAGAGAAACACCTTACTGGTCTAGTAAAGAAGAAGATTTCACTTACTCTCGGTTCAAATCCTTGATCATTGAACCAGGGGCTATTCAATAAAAGATTTTTCAATGGCTCGAAGAAAACCCTTTGTGCTTGCTGAGCATTAACAGCAAGATTCAACAAATCCACATACACGCCCGGAGCCTTACCGTAATAACCCAAAGGATCTCTTAAGCAATGTAATAAATACACAGTTCTAGCCATCGATATTCTAGAACAATGATCTTTTCCAGACCCTTTGCCCAACTGACATATAACCTCATTCTGAGTATACTCATTGTAATACTTAGTACCTTCTTCGGCTCCCATAAGTTTTTGAAGAGTTTCTTCTTTAAGAATCTGCGTACTTTGTTTTACTATTTCAGTTTGGATTGCAGACAACGGAGGCAAATTCAAATATCTTTTATCTTGAACAAACACATCCAAAGGGACAGGTTCCTCCACTAACTCATCTTGATTCAGCAATCTACTGAAATCATCTAGTTCAAGATTCAACCCCATATAATCGCTCATGGTCTGCTATACTCCCTCTTGAACGGAATCATTAGAAGATACCCCTTCCACGGGGGCAGGAGCATCAACTATATTATTAGATGCCTCAAATACGGACGAGGCTTCTCCCTCAATTATATTCTGATCCAGAATTTCAAATGCGTCAGCAAGATCTCTCTGTACTTTATCTCTAATCTCTGGATACTGAGATATTACATCACGAATAATCTTAGACAACAGATTGTTAACAGATTCGGCTCTCTGCATTCGGGCTACATATTCTACATCAGTCTGATTATTGTTCATCAACTGATGCAACTGTGCCTTCTTATGGGCCACCTCTGCACAAAGTTTTAAAGCCTGGATTCTGGCGCTGACCATGCCGTGATCAGTAGCAATAGTAACAGTCTCCCACGACTCCTTGCCTATCTCATCAAACTCTGTTAGAGCCTTAATGGTATTCAGCTGAACGCGCTCTAAGAAATACGGATCAGACTCTGCTTCACGATGCAAAATCAATTTGAATTCTGCAACATAGGTGCGAATATCATTACGATCCAAGTCCATCAAGGACGCTATCTCTGTAACATTATACCCTTTGATATGGTATTGCCCAACCTGGTCTACCAACTCCAATTTGTCAATCAGAGTCAACTCAGTGCTAGATTCATTTTCAACAACGATATCTGTCATACTCTATTATACCCTATAAACCGTCAGGATGATAGGGGTCACCGATAGGATTTAGAAGAGGACGCTCGCCCATCATCTCATCCCTCCAGTACAAGTAATCATCCTCTTCGTCGTTAACATCCTTGTCAATATCTTTAGGACCAAATGTCATTTCAATATTCCTCCAAATTGAGTACATTTATATGAATAAAACCCACAATACAGCAAATGCCGAAATCTGTACCGCAGTACCCCAATTAAATATTATATCAAATAGTTTCTTAATTTAAAACACCCACTCCGTTTTCCCGACACCTTCTCCCCAAGAATCCCATCCCGGGGCAGTATCTCTAGCGAACAATTCTATCTTTCTTTGATCAGGGAACATCTGTTCGATTCTTTCCCTAACTTCAACAGGCTTAGAACTATGACCTCCACGCATCTCAGAAATAAACTGACGAACATTCCTAGCGCCTCGAGGCTGAGGTATCTTCCCCATCTTACCTACAAGACACAACTCAACTTGACTCATGGTATAGAACCCAGGGTTAACCCTCTGCTTATCCCATACAAATGCAACCGTAGCCCAAGCAAACCCCCACGCATCCATCACATCGAGTGCCTGCGGAAGATGAGGGCTACTAGACCACATAAACAGCAACGACTCATCGTTATCAACAATGCCTTTGATGTCCATATTTTTTATATCGTCAATATGCATTGTATCATAATGAGAAACAGCACCACCGGTATCGGATTTACCGATACCGGTGTGCTGCTTCTGCCCCTTGTAATCCCAAGGCGGGTCAGCATAAACTATGCTATACTTCGCTAGCGTCACGCTTCGTGTACTTTCTTTTAACTGCAGCTACTTCCTTTTTCAACCTCATACTCTGTTCTTCTTCTTTATCTAGAGTTTTCTCTAAAGGCTGAATCAGTTTTGTCTCAACAGACTTACGCAGAGACGCTATTGCAATGTGAAACATCTTGGCAAAGTCATTCCTGCTAGGGCTACTGTCCCACTGAGCCATTGAAAACTTTTTCATAGCGAATTCAACCTCAGCATTGGTACCCCTACTAGCAAGATACTCATTCATAGTATACAACCAAAGCAAACGTTCATTTCTTTCATCTGAAGAAGCTTGCGTTGCTCTATCAACTAGCTTTTCTGACAGATCCGAAGATGAATCAGACACGCGTCCCACAAGAATTGCAACGGTCATGATGCGTTAAAGCATTATTGCCACCGACAGCAATCAACAACTCCTTATGCTCTGGAGATATATCTGGACAATGTGATCCAACATATGTGAACAGATTGACAACGTGATACATTGTCGGGTTGTTCACAATGTTTTCTGGATTAGGGAAAGTAGACCTAAAGCCTTCTCCACTCCAATACTCCATCATCCGATTGAAAATCTTCGTCGGAATGCCATTCTCCTGACAAATCCTAAGAACAGTGCCTCTTACATCATTCACCTTCTCATCACGAAGATGAATAAATCCATCAAACATAGGTTTAATCTGCTGCTTGGCTAAACCAGCAAACTCTGCGAACTGCTCGACTACAGCATCACGGCTGTAACCACGAACACGGAACTTGCGGTTATCAATTTGGGTAGTGGAACCATTAGTGCACCACTCCCTTTCCAAATAAGCCTCAACAACCGGATGAACCGCCCAAGTATCAGAAAACTTAATCTTAACTCCACCGTAATACGGTGTGTCCTCTGTCAAAAAGTTAAACTCATCAGTAGTAATAACAGCACCCAACTCACCAGAATCAGTGATACGGAAATGCTTAATGCTGGCATCCTCACCAACAGCATTCGCTGCTGCATCTAGAATGTCATTGTGAGCAACACTGGGCAGATCCAACTC